GTAAATATATATATGAACCCACCATTTTCTTAAAGAAAGAAAGGAATTAATAAGTAAGCGGGTAGTTAGATAGGGTAGTTAATGGGTAAATTTATCTCCGCCGTGGAAAAATGAAAAATGAAATTGAAAAATTTTCAATTTTCAATTTCTATAAAAAGAATTTTTTAGGGGTACTACCTACGCCACTAACCACCCCGCCACTTTTTAATTAATATTAAATTTTCTTTAATATTAATAATGTTAAATAAATAAATTCTTTAATTCTCATCTGCGTCGGATGTATGGTCATCACTTTCATCCTCTACATCATCGGGTTTAATATCATACTTCTCTCTAACTTTGCACCAGTCTATCAAGGTATAACAAACTCCGTGGGATTGGTGATGGGTTTTAATAATTTCATCGGGTAAATTGTAAGCATATGTACCCAGCCGTTTAAAGAATGCCATTAAAGTCATATCGTAAGTCTTAATATGGTAGAATACCTTAAACCTTGAAAATTTCTCGTATAAGTTCTTGGCAGTATATCTTACTATCCACTCTTTATTAGGTGTTCCTTCTAGCATATCGTAAAGTTGAATGGGTGCATGTTCTCCATTTACATACGATTCTAAGTCGTACCCATGGTATATTAAATCTCTTACGCACCATTTTAAGAACATTTCCATTACATTTTCATTAGAATTCTCTAAGATTGCTTGGTACTCGGTCTTAGGTGGTTCATCTCCGATCATATTTTTACAATCTATATCCATTAAGTAATCATACAAGGTTTTAATTACATCATTATCAGCCAGTAATGTATAAAGGCGTTTAAACTTTTCTTTATTATTCTTTAATTCATCACTACATCTTATAATCCATTTACGCCTATTACCCTTAGTCACTACTGTAGGGTCTTCGCTGTTCGTTGAGCCTATAAATCTGTGGTATGATGTAAATTTATAAGGGTCTTTACCCTTACATTCAATCGTAAGGTTTCCATCTGTAAGAAGACCTTTAATACGACCATCTGCTTCTTCTTGGTTTTTCTTACCGAATTCATTAATATAAACTAAGTATGCATGTGTCATTAAACTATTAAATTTACCCCACACATCTTTCTCGGGTGCAGTAGTTTCTAAAAATTTATCTTTACCGATCAACCTTTCAAGTATGCGACAAAATGTACCTTTACCTATTCCTTCATCTGATACAAATATCGGGAACAATCCATTTTTATCTGCTGGGTATTGTAGCATATTACCCAGCCATTTTAGTAAGAATTCAAACACTTCATCGTCGCCTCTACATAGAATTTTAAAGAAGTCTAAAATTTCTTGTAAATCTTCTTTTTTTTTGGTGTATTCATTTACTTCTTCCCATGGAAACCCAGTCCAAGTATTAAAATGCCCATCAGGAACTTCTATTGGTGGAGGGTAGCACCCAATATCTTTATAAGTTTTAATATTTTCATCTTTAACCCAGCGGTCTATAAAAGATAATGGCTTGGCTTTATCAATAACCCACCCGTAATCTTCATCTTTTTTCATCATATACCCGTAATTCTTCTGCTGGTATGCTTTACGGATTTCGGTGTCCTTAAAATGTATTATTTCTCTACCTTTAACAAAGATAAACAAGTCGCAGTCTTCTATTTTAAAATGGTCTTCTTCAAATTTCTCCTTCATGCGTTCATATTCAATATCTTCAACGCTTATAAGTCCATCGTCGTTGTTGGACACTCCCATTCCAAGGTCATTAATTTCTCGCATTTCAATAGCAGTGTCATCAACAACTTCATATGGTTTAAGTTTCCATTTTATTTCAAATCCAGTCTGCTTCTTGGTGTAAGCGTTTGCCTGCATTTCAAAATCATCGGGTAATTCTTTTAAGGGCTTAAAGCATATTCCATCCTTTTCAAGGCATCCTACTTGCGGGGTCATGTATTCATTCTTGGTAAGAAATTCGTAGAGGTGGTATAAACAGTCATTTTCTATAACTTGTAAGAAGTAAGAAACCGTGCGGTTCTTTAATTTCCATTCGGGCATATCTTCTTCAAATGGTTCATCGGGTTCGCATCCTTCAAATTTAGTCTTGTCCTCTTTACTTATTAATTCTACAAGTTTCGGGTTCGCTTGAAAGATACGCTCTTTAAGTTTATCACAGTCATTTTTAAATCGCATCTCAAAAGGTCGGATGGTTTCATTTTTCAAGGCGATTGGCTTATAACCTTTCTTTAAGTCAGCGTCAGGTGGATTAGTAAGACCATTAATCCAGCAGTCGTATCCGCCTCCGTAAATCATCAGGTTAAATAGCCATTTCTTTTGGTGGTCTTCAAGTTGGTCGCCATAGTGTTCGGTCATTTCATTAAATATTTTCTTGGGATCATTAATGTATTCTTTAATAGCAGGAAGGTCAAAACCATTTTTATCACCCAGTATAACTGCGATGGATGGATGCCCCTTCATCATATCAAGATCCCGCCATCCTAAAAATTTAAAGATTGTATGCTTTAATTTCCGCTGGTAGCCCGTGATGGTATTAGCGTAAAATCGTCCAAGTTTATATGATTGTTTATAACGGGTACTATGAAGATTAGTGTTATTGTTCTTCATCCGTGTAATAATGAAATTTTTAAGGTTCTTTAAAGTGTCAGGGTGATAGTCAAGTTTTTTCCTTGATAGTTGCAATAGCAGTTGTAAATCAAGTTCTTCTGTCCATTCGCCCCTAAACTTCTTATAAGTTGGGATTTTGTTTAAGTCAAGAGTTAGTCCGTTTAAAAACTTCATATATATATACTACACATATAAAAATATTTCTTTAAATCAATTTTTTATTTAATTATTAAAAAAATAATTCTTTAATAATTATTTTCTTTAAAAAATCCTAAATGTTTCAGTTAAATCATTTTATTCCTTAACAGTAAAATTTAGATTTTTGTATTCACTTAAAAACTTTTCAAACATTCCATCGGGTAGTTCATCAATCATTTCCTTCATTTTATAAATATGATGAAGATAGATGTTATACTTCTCATTTTGTTCGTCTGTAAAATTAACCCTTTTCTTTAAGTTCAGGGTGTTCTTATAACATCGTGCAGATGTTTTATTTTCGGCATATTTTCTCTTAATGTAATCATTCATATATCTATTATAGTCAGCAGTCTTATTTTCTTTAACAGGTTTCACAACCTTACTTTTACATGTGCGACAAGTTTGCTCCATTCTTATATTATATAATAATATAAAAATTTCTTTAAATTCCTTTTTTTTAAATAATTAAATCAAATTATTCCTCGCCTCCAATTTCCACATCCACAAAATTTCCCTTAGTATCCATTACTTCTTCCATCAATTTATAATGAAGAGTTGGAGGGGTGTAAGTTTCCCTAAATTTACTCCCGTCTCCTTGTAATAATTCCCATAGTTCTTCGTCTCCTTCCTTTGAGATTACAAAATGTTCGCCGTCTTCATTTATCCCGTAATGAATAAATAACTTCTTAGAACTTTCATTCTCAATAATGGTAATCAATTTACATCGCTCGTCTTGACACATCTTATAATATAGAATTACATTTTATTTTTCTTATTTTCCCTGTATTTCTTCATATACTCCCTTCGTTGTTCCTTCTTTTCGTGGTCGGTAAGAATTGGGCGACTTAATGGTAGTGTAGCGGTAGGTTGCCGAGAGGGTGCTGGTGGAGGCGTGGGTTCGGGTGTAATATCCAGTTCTGCTTGAAAATCTCCTAAATGTAAGTTGTAAATTATATCCTTCAATTTTGTAATCTCTCCACGGAGGAAATTTACATCATTCGCAAGTCGCTTCATATATTTAATAACAGATAAAAAAAAATATATATTTAATATATATAAATGTCTATAAGGAGTATATTGGATAGTAATTACGACTTAATTTTTGGTGGTGATGTAGGAGTTCAAGGTACTACAACTATTAATGGCGATCTTACCATCAACGGGTCAATTACAGGAACACATGGTCAAGGTCAAGATAGCAATAATACATGGACGGGAACAAATACATATGCAAACTATTACCCAACATGCGAAGTGGATGGCTTGACAACAGGAGCCACAAGAAACAGCCAGTTCAACAGTTATTTAGTAAATAATGATGCAACACAACAAGCGAACACATGGACATCAACCAATCAATTCACAGAGCCAGTTGAATCATCAACTTTACCAACAAACGGCGACCATCCTGTATCAAAATCATATGTAGATAGTGGTCTTGGCACACTTACTACTGATTTATTGAATGCCAATAATAACTGGACAGGAAATAATACATTCACACAACTTTTAGTGGATGACCCAGTAGCAAACCAAGAACTCTCTACTAAAACATATGCTCTCAACGAAATAGCCAATACAGCCCAAGCAAACGCCCAAGTTCAAATATCTCAAACCATTAATGGTTTCACTAATGTTTTTCTTCCAGCAAATACTAAAATGATGTGCCTTTCATTACAAGGTGCAGGAGGAGGCGGACAAACATTAAACACTCAAGCGAAATACTACTACGGAACATCAGGCGGATCAGGCGGGTTTGGTATGATTTATTGCTTAGTTGACCCATCAATCGGATCCAATTTTAGTATCACAGGAGGACAAGGTGGTCAAGGTTCAATAGGAAACCCTGAAACAGGTTTTTATATCCCACCACAGAACGGTGATCCAACAACATTTACTGCTCAATATAATCCAACAGGCACCGCATCATACCAAGGACAAGTCCAAACACTTATTAGTGGAACAGGTGGTGGTGCCAATCAAGATGTAAATGATACAGTAAATCTTACCGCATCCGCCGAAATAATGTCACCACCTCCCGATTTAACTGGATATGGTAATAATCCGAGTGTATTAACATCATTATATAATGGTGCAACTGGACGACCTAACACAGGAAAACAGACCATATTAAATCTTGGTATTGATAATTACGGAGCAGGAGGTCAAGGTAAAAGAAGCACAGCAGGTGTATCAGGAGGAGATGGTGAGAATGCAGGAATAAGTATTTTAACAGTTCAATAGACAGACAATTTAATAACAGTAAATTATCTGTCTAAAATTTAAAATCTAACTATAATTTATAATGAGTGTAAAGCAACTAGTAGATGGAGATTACACCACTTCATTTAGTCTTGGAAATAATCTGACTATTAACAATAATGCGACTGTTGATGGAGACCTTATTGCTGATGGTTTTATTTATAATGGAGGTGTTAGTATTGATGTTTTAGGAACCAATAATACATGGACAGGAACTAATAATTTTACAAATCACGCTCCCACATGCTTATTGGCATCTAATCCTGACGATATAGTTAATGGAGATTATATGACTGCAAATGCCAATAATATTGGAAGCAGTCTCCTTGGAAGTGCCAATTTATTCACAGGAGATAATACATTTGATACATTACCCATTTTATCAGGTTCTACTGCTGTGGGTGGAGAACTTGTTAATAAAACTCAAGCAGACACAGCAATAAACAATACCACATCAGGGGCAATTCTTGCATCCAATAATAACTTTACAGGGCTTAATGATTTTGTAAATACTATTGTAGCCAACGACCCTGTAAGTGGAGCGGATTTTTCAACGAAAAAGTATGTTGATGATATTGTTGCCAATTATAATGCCACAGGTGGAAATGTTAGTTCAACGGAAGTAAATACGCCCAAGGGAGTTATTAACTCCACTAGTATTACACCAGCACAAATGTCTAATGCTCTTGCCGTCCATGTAAGTATTGTAGGAGCAGGTGGAGATGCTTTTGACGATCCAGCAAATCCAGCACCAGTCACATTTTACGGAGGATCAGGTGGGTTTATTAGTGCATTACTTCCACCATTAGATAGGGATTACGAAATTGAGATTGGAGGTTCTAAAAATTATATTAGATGGGAGACACCACTTGCATCAACATCAGTCACACGAATTTATTTAAATGCGAATGAAGGAGAAGATTACCAATTACCCTTAGCAGTAGGAAGAGGAGGAACAGCATACGCAGACTGGGATGAAACAGGGGGTTCAACTGACCCTGTGGCTGATAATATAAAAGGATTTCAATCCATCGGTGGAACACAGATAGACGGAATAGGATACAACTCGGCTCTTAATACCAACAATACACAAGGAGTATATAATGGAACAGGAACAGGTGCATCATATTCTAAACCAAGTGGAGCACCACCTGCATCTAGTCCAGCAGGAGATGCCTATCTATTATACACCATATATACTTAAACAGACAATTTAGTATAACTTTTAAGTCTGTCTATTATAAAATATAAAATCTAACTATATTTTATAATGAGTATTAAAGGTTTAGACGGATTTAGTACGGCACTTGAACTAAATGGAGAAATAGAATTCTCACGCAACTTAGAAGTGAATGATATATATGTGAATGGAACAATCATCGGAGGAGGAGGTATTGATAAAAATGTGCTTATTACTGATAATACATGGACAGGTACTAATGACTTCCAAAATACATTTGATATAAGCAAGGCACAGACTTTATTAAGCACAGTAGAAGATAATGATTTAATTAAAAAGTCTTACGCAGATGCTGTTGTAAGTGCATACGACCCTCTTTCTAATGATAATGTATGGAATGGAGTAGCAACATTTTCAACAAGCAACCCCGTTGTTCCCGATTACGATCCAAGCCAATCGGACAATACTTTAATGAATTTAAACAGTCTTAATGCTGAGATTGCTTCATACGATCCTTATATTACCACAGATAATACATGGACGGGTATTAATGATTTTCAAGGTGGAAGCATATCCCAAGCAGGAGGTATTTTACCATTAGATAATGAAAAATCCGCTCTTACAAAATCCTTTACTGATGGACTGCTTGATATAGCAGGAAAAACGCTCACATATTCATTTACTACTGCTGGATTGTATCCAATCACGCCACCCAATAGACCCTTAGGAAAAATAGCACGAATAGATTGCTTGATGTATGCAGGGGGAGTGAATGGAACAGGAGGGGCAACAAACACTCCATATGCCATAGGTGGTGCATTCACCAGTTTTAGTATAGGAAATGTGGCGAACTCATTAGGAAGCATTATTGTAAAAGTAGGTTCAGCAGAAACAGTCGCACCTTACTTGGCAGATTACGGCGGAAATGTTGAAAATTTACCGAATACTTCATATGTTAAAACCACATCAAACTCTCAAAGCACATCCATACCATATTCCCAAATGATAGGTGGAGTGTATGGTCTTCATATTTTAAATGATAAAACTACACCAGTCTACGGTGGCAGTTTATCTCCAATAGGAATGATAAGTGTTCCCGACGGAACTTATTTAACAAGTTCATTTTTTTACAACTCGGCTCGTAATGTAGGATTACCAGCATCAACAGGAAGAGTTGATGTAATAGTGCATTACATATAAGACAGACATAGAACATTAACTAAAATGTCTGTCTAATATCTTATTTAGAATACATTATAAAAATAATAATCTCTATTATTTATATAAGGAATGTCTCAACAAGTGTCAAAAGCAACCTCTCCTGATTTAGTTTATTACGACATAGTAGCGACCAATTTTCAAAGCACTACAACAGAAGCACCAAAACTCAGATTTAATGAGAGTAGAACTAATCCGATTATTGATAAAACAGAGGATTATTACTTGTCTATTGTTAGATTTAGTCTTGATACTTACAACTTACCAAATATTATCTGCGAAATTCAACCCAATCAAGCCAACACCAATTTAAGTATTTATAGCGTGACTTTACAAGCATTATTACCCGATGGATTAGGTGGATTTACTACAACAGAAGTGCAGACATTTTTAACTTGGGTACCACAGAATAGGAATTTACCACCTCCACCTGCTCCATCATTAACAACCACAGGGTTTCAAATGACCAATACCGAATACTATTATTGTTATAACTTCCAGTATTTCTTGGCATTAATAGACCAAACCTTTCTGACTTGTTTAGCAGATTTAATAACGGCAACAGGAGGCGGTGCATCTCCAATTACCACAGCCCAGCAACCCATTATACTATGGGATTATACAACTAATAGTGCCATTCTAAATGCACCAAGTAATTTTTACGAAAGAACTATTGACCCAACAGTCAATCCACAAATTAATATTTTCTTTAACAAGCCATTATTCGCACTCTTCAATTCATTCTTAAACCTTGATTTTGGTGTGAATGTATCTAATGGCAAGAATCATCAAATCGTCATAGACAGTTATTTAGGAACTCAAACCATTCAATTCCCATATGGTCCCGTCCCAGCATTAGAATATACCCAAGTCTTTCAGGAATTTAGCACAATTGATACATGGACACCAGTTTCAAGCATCGTATTTACAAGTAATACCATCCCCATCGTCAGCAATCAATTATCCGCACCTCTTATCTTTAATGACGGTCAAGTTGTAGTGGGAGATGGTAATAATGCCAACTTCGCCCAAATCATCACGGATTTAGAAACTAACCAGCAAGTATATAAGCCACAACTATTATATAACCCTACTGCAGAGTATAGAAGAATTGACTTGACTGGCAATCGCCCTTTAACAAATATAGATATAGAAGTGTATTGGCGAGATAAGTTAGGAGGACTTAACCAATTAAATTTAGAAAGTGGGGCATCTGCAACGATTAAATTTTTATTTGAAAAGAAAGACAAACTGGGTATTAAGGGATGTTAAGAATTAAAAGAATTTTCGTAAAATTTTTATCTTACTTAATTATATATAGATGGCATCTGCAGACTTCAAAACTACTCTCATCAAGCAATCCGCCCTTGCTGATATTACCGACCAATTGGACTACGCCGTTTTAAGCGGTGCTTCAAGCAACACTTACCAGCAATTTAACGCTGTATCCACATCCTCCTCCAGCATTACTTTTAACCTTCAAGTACCATCTGAGAGCATAGTCACTTCAAGAGAAGTAATGATCCGAACAGACATTAACTTTACCGTTGATGTCACTAATGTTCCAGTTGGACAAAAAGCATTTGACTACGGAAATACCGATGCTCTTCAAGCATTCCCTCTTAACAGTTTGTTTAGCACTTCATCCGCTCAAATCAATAACACTAATGTCTCAGTTAATACCCAAGATGTATTGCCTCAATTGTTAAGACTTAACAACAGCAGAGAACTTTATAAATACAATTCCTTCACACCTTCATTACCCGATCAGGCATATGTGTCATATGCCGATGGTGTTAATGCTTCCAATAACCCATTAGGAGATTACGCTGATGGTTCTTACGATGTGGATCTTCTTCCTCGTGGATCATTTAGACTTAAAGCATTCTCGTATGTATATACTCCTGTCGCTCCTGCTGCCGACACTCTTATCTCTGCGAATGTTGGTGATGCTTGGAAAATCTCCATTACTGTTGAAGTGACTGAACCTCTTATTGGTCTCTCCCCATTTGTATTCGGTGATTGCGACTACAATAAGCAAGGTTTAGTTGGTATTAATGCCATGTCCTTTGTCTTCAATATTGACTCATCCTGTAAGAGATTTTTGTCTTGCTCTCCAACCCCAGCAAGAGATATTACTGTCAGTTTAGGAACTGTTGCCAATCCTGCTCCTTTTGAAAATTGTAGTATGTTGGTTAATTTCATGAGCACTCAACCATCCGATTTAATCCCTGCTCGTAATGTTGTACCATACCACGACTTCCCAAGATACTTGTCTCTTCAATCTGCCACGGGACCACTTGGTGCTGGTGCCTCAGCCACAGTTAATTCCCAAAACATCCAAATTAACCAATTGCCCGATTACTTTATTATCTGTGCAAGAAAACCCATGTCCCAACAAACAGTTAAGGATACTTCTTCCTTCGCTGTTATTAACAGCGTAAGTGTTAATCTTAACAACGCTTCGGGGCTCCTTTCATCCGCTACTGCCCAAGACCTTTGGAGAATTTCTGAGCGTAATGGTTCCACCCAAAACTGGCAAGAATTTAGTGGAAAGGCTCAATTTACAGGAACTAATGCCGTCTTGGCTCAAGATGTAAGCACAACTGGTTCCCTTCTTATTTTGTCTCCTCCATTTGACTTGTCGCTTCCTGATTACTTATCATCAGGATCCATCGGTCAATATAACTTCCAACTCCAAATGAATATCACCAATCAATCTGCCTCTGCTTACACTCCTGAAATATGTATCATCTGTGTAAATAGTGGTGTATTTACTACTGTTGCTGGTTCATCAAGCATCTTTACAGGTATTCTTACTAAACAAATGGTACTTGATGCCAAATCATCCGAAGCAGTTGACCCTGTATCATCCGTCCAATATAAGAGAATGATTGGTGGAAAACTTGGAAACAGAATTGCCACCGCTGTTAAGAGAATGCCATTCCTTAGGGATATAGCAGGAAAAATGAGAGAAATGGCTGGTATGGGTGTCCCTGTTGGAGGTGGTGTCTTTTCCGCTGGTGGAAAACTTGATGCCCTATGTGCTTAAATAAAATATTTAGGTAATGTATAAGGAAAAACTACAACCAAACGGTTTAAAACTTAAATCATATTATTCCTTATATATATTAATTATTGGTATTAATATATATTTTTTATCTTATACTATATTATATAATGGCATCACGCAACTACGGAACCGCATTTGATACGGAGTATAACAAGAAACTCCACGACGACCTTTTAAGAATGGAATTAAGCAAGAACGACAACGGGCAACCTGATAATTTAATACCTCAACGATTAGTTGGAGGTGCTTACCTCGGAACTGATGGAAGAGTGCATACAACTAATTATTCCGCACATCCTCATCTTCCTCATCCTCTTTTAGGAGCGATGGGTGGAGAAGGTGGAAGATTTAATCTTGGAAAAGCATTCGGTAGTATTGCCCATGCAGTAGCCCCTATTGGTAAAGAAGTAGGTAGGGAAGTTTTAAAAGACGCTGTTAAAGGAGCAATCATGGGTGCTGGTATTTCCAAAAGTGGGTTCGTTGATCCACACGGAGGAATGAGCACACCCAAATATGTAATGGCTGGACATCAAGCATCATACCCATTTTATAATCAAACCGAACTTGCTTCTCTTGATAGAAGAGGAGGTGCAGAAGGAGGTAGATTTAATCTTGGAAAAGCATTCGGTAGTATTGCCAAAGAAATTGCACCAATCGGTAAAGAAGTAGGTAAGGAAGTTTTAAAGGATGCAATAAAAGGAGCAGTCACGGGTGCTGGTAAAAAACGAGGAAGACCAAGAAAACAAACCAAGAAAGACAGAGAAGATGAAAAACTCGCCATGGAAGTCCATGATTTAAAGAAAGATAAAGCACCAAAGAAAAGAGGAAGACCAAGAAAAGAAAAGGTTGAAGGAGGTTTTAATTTAGGAAAAGCCTTAAAAGATGTAGGAAAATTGGCAAAACCTGCAATTGCTGATGTAAAAGCCCGTGGTAAAGAAGCAGTTAAGGATTTAGTAAAAAAAGTAGGAAGAAGTGCCAAGCAATCTTTAAAAGAAAGCATCAACAAAAATGCCAAAGATGCCGTCCAAGCCACAGGTGGAGCAAAGAAACCTGACGGAAGAAAACGCAGAGCAGAAATCGTCAAGAAAATAATGAAAGAGAAAGGTTTAAAGATGGTTGAAGCATCCAAGTATGTCAAACAACATGGACTTTATAAACCTTAAATATTGATATAATATAAATTTAATATATTATATTAATATATAGATGCCTTCAATACCATATTATAATTTAGACAGCACGGAAGAGGATGCCCTTGACAGGGCAAAACGACGAGTAATGGACGCACAAAAAAAGCAATTTAGTATATTAACAGAGTATCCACAAGTAGATCCCACAGATGGGAAAGCAGGGGATATGGCTGATAATGTAATGAGAATTGGCGAGGAATTACTCGTGCCATTACAGATTATTATAGGAAATACTAAACCAGCAGGAAGAGGAATGCGAACTGAGTTTTTTAATGTCACTTCGTATCAAATTATAGTGCAACAATTAATACGAGCAGATAGTATCGCAACCCGATTACTAAACGCAATAAAAGAATTAGTATCAGTCTTTAATTTTATCCCCCTTTCAAAAGTGACTGAGTTAAGAAGAGTTCAAGGAAAGGTAATCTCAAAAGGGAACGAAGTAAGAGTTGATATAAATTCTTTAAACCCAAGAATAGGATCAACTGTAGTCAATTTAAACGATATAAATGCAACTAAAACTGCACTATTTAATAAATTAAGAACAATAGTGACTCTCTTACAAGAGGCTTATAGAAATTACGCCGAAGCAAGAATTCCATCCGACCTACCTTCATCACAAGAAGTAGTCGGAAGTGGGTATGGTGATTTACTTGGAGCAAATATGATTGACGGAAGACGCACATATAGAGTGGGATTTTAAAAATCTCATTATAATATAATGATAGAAGCATACGACATTAAAAAGACCGATCCTCTATGGAAATACAGTAACCCAATCATCGCACAGAATAAAGCATATAAATATTTAGGAAGTGATGCTCTTTTATACAAATCAACACGAGAAGGCAAGAAGTATATGGTTAAAACACCAAAAGGAAGATGGGTGCACTTCGGTCAGTTAGAATATGAAGATTTTAATAAGCACAAGTCAAAATTAAGACGAAGAGCATACTTAAACAGAGCAACAAACATCAAAGGAGACTGGAAAAAAGACAAATACAGTCCAAACAATCTAAGCATTCATATTCTTTGGTAATCTCCAAGATTTAGATTAATATAATAATTTTTATCTAACATTATTATATAAGATGCCATTTGGTATGAGGAAGTTAAGAAATCAAGACCTTTACAAGGTTTTTAATAAAGCAACAGGAGATATTAAATCCTCAGGTTCAACAAAAGAAGATGCCAAGAAACAACTAAGACTTTTAAGAAGTTTAGAAAAGAAAGAAAAACTAACAGGTGGTGCAGACGAACAGCCACAAATTCCTCAACAACCTCCTCAACTTCAACCCTTACAAGACCCTTTGGCTGATGTGGATTTTCAAGCAATAGGCGAAGCGATGCTCCAACAAGGATTAGAACAAGCCCAACAACAACAACCAGTACCAGTACCACCATCTCCAAGAAGCGTTGCTGATGATAGAATGAAAGGAGGTGGAGCAGGAGCATCAGCACAACCAAATAGATTAAGTAGAGAAAATTTAATAGATATAATTGACCGACTAAATAGGAACGAAATAGGAAGAAGAGAAAGAAACGAATTGATAAGATTTATTGGAAGAACTCCTGAGCAAGAAAGGACGGTGTTTGAAAATCACGCATTATCATCATTACTATTATATTCAATATCACGAATGCTTAATACAACAAGACCCGAAACTCCTGAAACAGACCCCGAAAGCGAAGGAGAACAAGAAGGAGGTGGAGCAGGAGCATCCATTTTACAAGCACAACAAAAAGAAAGAGATAGACGAAAAAGAGAAATACAAGACGAAATTGAAAGACAAGAACAATTTGTAAGGAATATAAGAGAAAGAGAAAGAAGAATAAACGACTTAAATCAACAAGAAGCATCCCAAGCAAGAGAGCGTGAGTTGATGGAATTAGAAGATGATTTAAGAAGGTTGGTGTCAAGAATATCAAGTATTAGTTCATTAGGGACTTTTAGTAGTTTAGAAGGCGATGGATATAGAATGATTGGAGGAATGAAAAGAAAAGCAGAACAAGAAGCACCAAGAACTCCTCCAAGAAGAAGGCAACCAAGAATGAGTGAAATTTATAGAATTGGAGATTTTCTACATACAACTCCCAATATAAACAACCAAGCAGTCAGACGATTTATTGAACTATTACCCACAGATGAGGTTGATATAGAGAGTATAAATTCGGCATTAGACCGTTATATTGAAGGATTGGGAAGCGGACAAATAAGAGATATGATGAGAGCAAGATTAAGAGCAATTTATAGAAATTTAGATGAAGGTGCTGAAACAGATGCAGAAGGGGCAGGTATGTATGGAGCAGGTTTGTATGCTGATGATATGAAAGGATTGATTGATGCGTCATACGATAAACGAAACTATGATGTGGGTGATTATAAAATAGACCACGATTTAAGCGATCATCGGGTTAAGGTTTATTCAAATCCCAAGACTGGTAAAGTCGTATCAGTCCATAGAGGATCTGCTGACTGGCGTGATTGGTTAGACAATTATAAATTAGTCACACGAGGAGAGATGAAATCGTCAGGAACTTATAGAGAACACAAGAAGAAACAAGACGCAATTAATAAGAAGTATGGAACAGAAAATCAAATATTACTCGGACACAGTAGAGCAGGTAAATATGTGGAAGAATTAAACAAAGAAAAGGGCAAAAAATATGGAGAAGCAATCACATACAACAAAGCGACAAACTGGACGGATATTGGAAGAAAGAACCCCGATAATCAGACCGATGTACGAGTATCAAATGACCCTGTATCAGCATTAAGGTTTCTACAAAGAGGAAAGAATACAGAGACTGTCAAGAATAAAGGATGGAACCCGTTTAAGGCACATGGTACCAGCAAATTATCCAGTTTAGGTAAAAAGTTGATTGGTAAAGGATTTAATCCAAAGAAGGTGCGTGTTAAAGATATGCGGGATTTTTTAAGAGACCATCACAAAGTAAATGGAGTAAGAAAAGCATATGGAAAAGTTCCAAAGAAGCAACTTGTAGAAGAAATAAAAGCATTAGAAGGTGGATACTGTGAAATGGAAGGAGGAAGACAAGAAGAAGAGCCAGTTGGAAGAACAGAAGCACAAACAATAACAGCAGTCGGCACTCTACTACAAGATTTAAATAATGATATGCCATTTATAACAAATGAACCTGCTGTGCATGTTCCCGAATATATGGATAGACTTAGAGAGTTGTATGATGATGCATTAAGACACAGAGGCAATAGATATGTGCTTGATAATTACAACAGAATAGCCAATATTTTAACAAGATGGGATATGGATGCCGAATATGAAATGATAGATGCTCCTATGGAAGCAGGTGCATTAGACGATGACGAAGTTGATGATGGGAAGAGTTTAAACCCCTTCTTTTGTAGGATAGGCACTAAAAAAACTATTAAAGATGAAGTCTTAAAAGAAATACCACCACATGATAAATATGTGGAACCCTTTGTTGGTGGAGGAGCGATATTTTGGAACCGACCACCATCAAAAAAATCAGTAATAAACGACCTTGATAAGTGCTTGATAGAAGGATATAGATTATTAAAATCAGTATCATCAGATATAAATAAATATCCAATCCCAATCACCGAGGAAGAATATGCTGAGGCAAGACGGGTTGATTATAAAAGCAATCCCCACCTTCCAATAGTCAAAAAATTACTTAACAAGTTTCAAGCCTTCGTCAATTCAAAAGGAGGCTCAAAAGAAAAACAACTCTTAAAGATACTTTATAAATTCTGTAATACATTTGGGTCTAAGGGTTCAGGCAAAATATTTAGAGTAGAACGAGGAATAAATAAAATCAAGAAAATAGATGAGTATAAAGACAGACTAAAAAATACGACTATAAAGTCTGAGGATTATAAAAAGGTGATTAAAGACGAAGATGGTAAAAATACATTCTTTTTTCTTGACCCTCCATACGAAAGTTCAAAAGAACTCTATAAAGAAGGTGCACTCAATCTTGAAGAACTAAGAAAGACTGTAGATGGTATTAAAGGTAAATTCCTCTTAACCTTAAACGATAGTCCAACAGTCCGCAAAGCATTCAAAGGTTATAAAATAAAGAAAATAAAAGTGGCTGGAGGTGCACGAGGAGGAGGCGATCGTGAATTAGGTGGAATAGGACAGAAAGAAAGAAATGAAGTATTTATAAGCAACTATTAAAATCTAAATCTCTTTAAAATAATCTAAATTATATATAAATAATCTAATTTATATATAATAAAATCTAATTTATAGATTAAAATAGATATTAAATAGTAATAATTTTAAAATTATTACTATATATAATGTAAAAAAATCTATTTTGTTAATTAAATAATCTATTTTTTAATAATATAATCTAATTCTTGATTTTTTTAATAATCTAATTTGTTAATAAAATAATCTAATCTTCATTTTCTTTATTTTTATAATCTTCAAGGTGGTTGTGGTTGAAGTTTCTTATAAAGTTGTTAATAAGTTCGTCCAGTTCTGTTTCAAAGTCCTCTGTGCCCATGTCATTATAGTATTCCCAAAAGGCATCAATATCTTCTTGGGTATAACCCCATATTTTAGTTAAGAATATTTCATCAAAGTCATCTTTATTTAAGTTATATAAACTAAATTGCTCCTTAACAAGTCGCTCTTTTAACAGTTTATTTTCTTCTTTAAGTTCTTTAATTTTTCTGTGTAGGTCGCCGTAGTCTGCCATTATTATATTTATTAATACAATTATTTCTTTAAGTTATTTTCCTTTAAAGAATTATTTTATTTAATATTTAACCTTGCGGGTATAACTTTCTCCGCATTACATTTATCACAGCATCTACCGTATTCTTTAAGTGGTGCTGGGTTATTACCCCATTCACCATATTCATCACCGCAGATTACGCACATGCCATTATCAAGTCCTTTCATTACATATTTTTCTACTCTGTTTCTGTTTGTTCTTCTTTTAAAGGCATATATGTACCCTGAAACCATTTCACCCAATAGGAACATTCCAGCAGGGTCAAATGCACAGTCAGTTTGGTCTGTAGTCTGCACCACTAAGAAGTGCCATTCATTTCCGTCAAATGTAGTGGCACTCTTGCTGTTGTATTTTTTTATTGTTATTTTATCTTCTCTTGCCAATCTACGCCATTCTGCCATCTGTGGTTTAAATTCTTCTTCATTATACACACTAAACGCCATATTCTCTCTATTCCAAGTCCATACCACATCTCCTTTTTCTCTGTTTTTAATCATTCTACAATAACAGTTGATAAACTTGTTGCGTTCTAAGTGTGTTGCCATTATACTTATAAGGGATATATGCGTACCTTTCTAAATCAATTTTTTAAATCAATTTTTTATTTAATTCAATCTAAAATTTAATTATAAAACCATTCAATTTTTTTATATTCTTTAAAGAAAATAAATCTTTAAAAAGATGATTCAAATAATTCTTTAAAAAATATAATTCTTTAAAGAAAATAAATCTTTAAAAAGATGATTCAAATAATTCTTTAAAAAATATAATTCTTTAAAGAAAAGAATTCTTTAAAAAATAAAAAAAAATTGATTTATATTTTAAGGTTAAATATAACTTAAATTATTATACCTATAATTTTTTAAAGAAAAGAATTCTTTAAAAAATAAAAAAAAATTGATTTATATTATAAGGTTAAATATAACTTAAATTATTATACCTATAATTTTTTAAAGAAAAGAATTCTTTAAAAAAAAAGAAAAAATTGATTTAAAATAATAACACTATAAAATATTAAATAAAAATAAGGATGACATCCATAGAAACTCAAACCGATATGCCTTTTACGGCTGAATGCCCGATATGTTTAGATGATGGCTTTAAGTTTAAAGACCTTAATGTTTTAACATGCGGACATTTAACATGCCGACCATGCGGTAAAAAAACGGCTAAGCAGACAGGTTTAATTAGAGGCGGGATTGAAATATGGGAAATTAAATGCCCAATATGCCGAGAACCCGATTTACTCAGCGTTAAACCTTTAAGAGCACGGGTAATAACACCAGCACCCCAGCCACAGCCTTTAACATACCGATACGACCCAAGCATTAATGGATTAGTTTTAGTAAATCAGCCTACACCCCAGCCTACACCCCAGCCATCTTATTTCTACTATTTAGATAGGTTTAATTTAGAAGACTGGTATAAAGAGCAGTTTATAAACTACTTTTACGGTAATCGGGTAAATCTTGTAAGGGGTCTTGAATTAACAATCACCATGGGAACTTTACATCCCAGCGGGGATCGCCGAGCAACTTTACCATCGGATAAGATTAAATTAAAGGCTATGATTAAAACTTATTTATTAACAGTAGGATACAATAGAGCACGATGCGTTAATGCAGGATGCCGAACAGTAAGCGGAACTCAAAGAAAATGCCCGAGCCATGCACTACCGATACCATGCTGTCAAAGATGCCATACATGCTGTTTTTGTAAAAATGAAAGTCCCCGCCAACAACTTAAAGAAAGGTTAAACTCAAGACCCACCGATGCTGAGGAAAGTTTAATGGATGAAGATGAGGGTGCACTCGGATTATTAGATGCTGTTAATTACGATATACCTGTTAATAATTAAAGAAAATTAAAGTTTAAGGTTAAGGTTAAAGAAAATTAAAGTTTAAGGTTAAGGTTAAAGAAAATTAAAGTTTAATTATTAAAAAAATTTTATTTAAAAAATTATTTTATTTAAATAATTTTTTTCTTTAAAAATAATTAGAATCATCTTTTAATAAATTAAATAAAAAATTGATTTAAAAAATAAACATTATACTATACCAACAAAATACCCCTACTATAATGTCTGACAAGTTATATTATCACAAGTATATTAATCTGCGTAAGACTTTTATTAAGATGGACATACCTGATGCCGATAAAGAAGAATTTATAAAATTGATTGATGAAAAGATTACCCGAGAAAAAGTGCGATCAGAAGAAAGAAGATCGGATTATTTAAATGAAGATGTTGAGTGCACAGTATGCCACAAGTATTATCCACGCACTTATATTTATAAGCACAAGAGAACCCATATGACGCCACAAGAAAAAGCCAAGAAATTTAAAGAAGACCAAAAGAAAGAACAAGAAAGATTGAATGATATATTTAATGACCTTAAAGGTTTAGGACAGACAAAATAGATAAGTTATAATGTCTGTCTAATGTATGGATATAATAAAGAAATTTAAAATGGTGGGGCATCAAGACTTAGTCCCATTCATTTTTTCTTTCCTTGACTTTGAATATAATATATATGTTATACTTAATGAACGCAAGAAAAAAGGGCGTTCATTAACCATACTGACTTACCCATTAGGTGATTATTTTTTAAAAACTAAGACTGATAATAATGAGGTTGGTTTTGTATCAAGATCCATATGACAGACATTATACATTATCTATTCTGTCTTCCTTAGTTTTAAATTGATGCACTAATGTTTCTAATGGATGTACCCTTTGGACTGCATCACTTACTAAATTATCAATTGTGTTATTCATCATACATCCTTCAATCTTACTATTCTTATACCGTATAATATGAGTAGTCTTATTATTACTTTTATTCATAGCGAGTTTTAATACATTATCCCTTGTATCATCAGGGATTACCTTACAAAATTTAATATGTAGTTTTATCTTGGTTCTTTCATCAAAGATGAGTTCTTTGCCACATTCACACACAAACATATCTCGGATTTGTAATGCCATGGTTATTAAATATGCACATCAATTTATTTTATTTTTAAACTTCAATTTTTTTTTTAATTAAATAAAATAAAATTTATTGGTTTTTTTATCTCTCCATTTAAATAATCTAATTCTATAAAATATAATCTAAATTTATATTTTATAAATCTAATTCTTTATTTGTATTCATCTATTTTAATCATACTTTAATAGACAGACATATAAGTCGGTCTTCTTTGTCTGTCTAATCCAATACCTTCTTGAATAATAGGGGTTTCTTTATAAAGGAATGTTAAGTCTTCTATGGGTATAAAATAGTATTCCTTTTCGTCCCATGATTGATTTGCACGACTAAACATCTTGCGTTCATAGTTGTTAAATCTATTTACATCATACTCTATATAATAAATCTCACTTAAATCATTCTTGATGTCATATACAAAGTTGAAGATAAAAATATTTTTCTTGACTAAATTATCTACCTTATTGCATGTTAATAATGTGGTTGGGTATTGATTGTATGCATTCTTCCTGCTCTTGACTTCTATATTTACATCATCACTAATAAAATCATATTTACTCCATCTATCTTGCTCTTGTATGCCTTGCCATTTATCTTTTAGTATAGGCATTATTTTTCGTTGTTGGGCTTCTCCCCAGTTATAATCCTTTTCATAGTTCACCATTATTTTCTATAATATAGTTAGATTTTTTTTTTAAAGAAATTAAACGATTAGATTATTCCTAAACATTTTAGATTATTTCATTTAGATTTTAGAGAGACAATCAACCCCGACTATTTTGTCTGTCTAACAAAATATAAAATCTTATTATATTATAATAGAATGGTTTTTTTTGATGAATGGAAAGCAGGATTGACACCAATAGAAGAGGACATTATTATTGAGCGTATTGGTAAGAGTTTAACAGATGAAGATTTAACACGGTATTTAGGTGGGTCTATTGGAGATAATATCATCAAATACTCAGCATTAAAGGATTATAAGTCCATTACTGATTTATTACCCACAGACAAGTCTTATAAGATTATACTGATTGAGGATGACATTAACAAGGGACACTGGGTTCTTGCACTACGAATGAATGGTACTGTTGAGTTCTTTAATTCTTACGGTGAACCTGTTGATAAACAAAAGTCCATGATAAGCGAATGTAAGAATGCACTTTTAGGACAATCTAAAAATTATTTATCCAAGTTGTTCCGTAATAGACCAAAGGATATAAAATATGTATGGAATGATAAAGCATTCCAGCGTCAGAAAGAAGGTATTAATACTTGTGGTCGCTGGGTGATTCTAAGAATACTAATGATGAAAGATATGAATATGGAGTTGGATGAATTCCAGCGTGTAATAAAAAATAATAAAAAGTTGAGTGGATTACCTTACGATGCTTTGGTTTCCATTTATATTCAATAGACAGACTTTTTAGTTGAGGTTCTTTGTCTCTCCATTCAAATAATCTAATTCTATAAAATATAATCTATTTTATATTTTATAAATCTAATTTTCCTTGATGTAGTTATTCTTGGCAGTTTGCACTGATGTTCCCATGTCTTTAACATCTTGTTTTAAGTCTTCAAGTGTATCACCGTACTTGTGTGTTAGATAAATCTTCCTTAGCATACTTGACCCAATCTTTCTGTTGAAAATTTTATAAAGCAGTCGGGTTATAGCATTCATACTTGTTAAAGGATCGCCATCAGCATCTACAAGTAAAGGAAATGAATACTCCTTCTTGTTTGGATGAAATTTTAAATATATGTCTAAAATGGCTCTCATATCAGGCTCTAATTTTGTCCTTTGTTGTTGGTATGCTCCTTTGGTCTTGTAGTTGTTGAATATGAATTCATTATTTTTTAAATCCAAGTAGTTATTATCATCCGACATCTGTGCATCATACTTCTTAACAACAATCATCTTTAAATAATCTAAATTACGCCTTGGGACTTGTAATACAAATAACCCAACTGTGACGCATCTTAAAAGGTCTTCATATTCTTCTCTTGATACTTTCTTCTTACTTTTTAAACCTCTTACTTTGTCTATACAATCACTCATTACCTTCTTTATTTCATCATCACTTATCCAGTTCTTTTCTTCTTTCTCTGTCTTGACTGTTTGGACTTTCAAGTCAGTATTCATTTTTTCTAAAATGGAGTAGTATGCATCATATAATTTCTTCTTTCCATTACAGTCTTTAAGTAGAGTGACGATAGATATAATATAAGACCTCTGCGTATTGGGCTTATACTTGGAGATTTTTTCCATGACCTTCTCAGGAGATTTTAAAAATCCTAGGTTCTTTATTTCTTTGTTGTCGTTAAGACGATGAAGGTTGGCGAGGTAGAGTTTCTTGCTTGAATCGGATATATTCTTGGCGTTGAAGATTTCTAAACAATCCATTATATTATATAGTTAGATTATATTTTTTTCATTTAGATTATTCGCATTTGTTTCTTGATTTTCTAATGTGTGATTAGACAGACTAAATAGTTGCTCTAAATTGTCTGTCGTTGGTTGATTAAAATTAATTGGTTCTTGTAATCTAATCTGTTCTTCTTCTAAATCTAAATGACTGCCATGTGGAGTTGGATTGGGAGTACCATCTTTATATTTCTCAGGAATGTCGGCAAGTAAATCCACCGATAATCTCCTGTTTAAAAGATTGGATGCTTCCATCATCTTTGTATATTGATTATACCTTTTGTTTAAATAATCCTTACCATTCTCGCCACGATTTTCTACTCTTACATTAAGCGTCTTGTAAATGTCTATGGATAGTGTATAAAATTCCTTAGATTGTTTCAATTCCAACTCCATATTACTCTGTATGTTTAAATAAATCTCTATTGCTGACAAAATCCCCATTATCATTCCAAGGATGCATGTTATTCCTGAAATGACAGGTTGTTCTAAAACTGGTTGGAGACCTATTGATGCTGTGCTCGTTATTGATGCCAGTATAATCTGTGGTATTCTAAAATATTTACCATACCCTTTATAATAATAATATCTCTTACGGTGATAATCTGATAAATTAACACAGTTTATTCTTAACTTTTCAAGCATGTCCTCTACTTCTTCCGTCCATTTGTTAGTTGTATGATCCATATATATTAGTTATATAATTAAAATGATTAGGCATATAATTCCACCCATACTGTTCCTCTTGCTCCATTACCACCATTCGCACCATTAAGTCCTGCGGAGCGAACAGCACCAGCACCACCAGCACCTCCACCACCAAACGCCAATCCATTACCACCATTATTAATTATATCTCCCGTATTTACCCTTACAATTCCAGTTCTTCCACCTGTTCCTAATAAACTACTACCGCCATTAGAAGCAACCGCTATTAAATAAATGGAACTATCAAGAGAACCAGCAGACCAAGAGTTCTCACTTGGATACCCATTAATAGTAAAGTCACCAACTCCATTTAATCCACCTACTCCACTCGCTCCGTAAAATGCTTCTGTTTCAGCACCTCTATTTCCGTGTACCCCTCCACCACCTTTTACATAGTAAGCGTCACTTACTATTCCAAACTCACAAGGGTCGCCATCAAGAGCAGTTGTTCCATTTGGATCTCCTACTGTTCCACCAATCCCACCTGTTCCACCATCACCGACTACTATTGGGACACTTGCGGATAGACCAGCAATATTGGTAATAAATCTTTCTGCGTATGTCCCTCCACCCCCACCTGTTCCTGCCGCAGCGTCTCCTGCCGCAGCGAAATAATCAGTTTGTCCTCCACCCCCACCTCCTCCAACACATACAACCTTGATTGCTCTTAAATAAGGGTATGATGCCTTTGTAAAAGTAAATGACCCTACTGAAGTAAATCTCAATCTTTCCACAAACGAATATCCAGTAGTAGTAGGGGAAGACCAAGTAGGCAACGCTGTTGAACCCTGTGATGTTAATACTTGTCCTGTTGTTCCGTAATTAGCACCTCCTAATCCTATTGCTCCTGTATTATTTATTCGTAATTTTTCACTTACAGCACCACCATCTATTTTTGTTTGAAACTTTAATGCTCCTCCATTCGTTCCCTCACCTTCGGCATCTATTTCGCCGTGTTCGTGGTTGTTGGGTTTGTCGTAAAAAACAATCTTGGAAGTAGAACCTGTATCCATTTGAATATTCCCATCAATTTCCAAATCCTCTGTTGGAACAGGAACATTAATACCTACTCTGTTATTTTGAGTATCCACATATATATTATTACCCAGTTGAATAGTTTGGTTTGTAGGAGGTTGAATAACCAAGTCGCCTGTGCTGTCTGTAATAGTAGAAGTCCCTGAAAGAGATAGTTGATTAAGATTTGTTATATCTAATCCACCAGCATCATTACCAGCAGTAAGAACCGCTGTTAAATCAGCAGCAGCAACAACAGGAGGATATGCTGCTCCGTTAATAGTATTCAAGTCAATATCATTTACATTAAGAATATTAAAGTTATTAGCATCTAAATCTCTTGTTAGTCCTGAACCACTAATAGGCAAACCTGCTAAAATACTTTTCAGTTGGTTATATTTTGAGTTTAAAGTATAATACGAACCGCTCATTATATAATTAGTATATAAAATAATCTAATGAATTATTTTATAATGAGTAAAACCTAAAATCCTAAAAACGCCACTCTAAAATGTGCGGGGTTGTAATCCCCGCCCATATTTACATTAGAAGCAGAGTAATTCCACACCGCTATTGTTTGACCTGCTGGAAGATAAACTACACCATTCATCGCAAATCGGGAAAACTCGGTGTATATAGCGGTTTCACTCACGAAACCTGTAGTAGTAATATAACTGCGGACATCAGCAGAACCACCAGCAAAAGCGGCAAAACTCGCCCCCGACCCCAGTTGAGCGACAAAACTACTTGTTGCTGTTGATGCTCTTTGGATTGCTGCCGACCAACTGATAGAATAAAACCCACCAAATCCAGCAGGGATAGTAATTGTTCCAGCAGCAGCATCGTAAAGACCCGTAAAAGAATTATCTATATCTTGTTGTATAAAAGTATTACCTATCCCGTGAGTTGGTGATACATATAACGCTTTACCAAATACCCCACCCGTTAATGAATAATAAGTGCCGTTATTATAAGTCGGGGATACAACACCAACAGTCATACTAATATAGGGTTTAACAGAAGAAGGTGCGGGAGGAGGATATACCGCTCCATTAATCGTGGTAAGGGCAATATCATTTACATTAAGAATATCCTGATTATTCATATCAATATCATTTGTCCCAGCAGAGTTTCCTATTGTTAAAGTTTGCTCCAAGTCCTCTGCTCCAGCAGGAGGAAGACCATTAATAGTGTTAAGAGTGATATTATCTACATTAAGTATGTCGTAGTTATTAGCATCTAAATCTCTTGTTAATCCTGTCCCTATTATAGGTAATCCTGCTAAAATACTTTTCAGTTGATTATATTTTGAGTTTAAAGTATAATACGAACCGCTCATTATATATTTAGTAAATAAAATAATCTACCAAATATCTATAAATGTGTAATAAGAAAGGTT